TTGTTGTCGTAGACGCCCAGTGCGTCCAGACGGCTGTCCAGGCGGACTTCGACGTTGGCGCCTTCCGAGGCGAGCGGGTTGTAGGTGCCGCCGGAGCCCGAGGCGATGATCCGCTGTTGGCTCTTGTAGAGCACATCCAGGGCCCACATCATGTCCGTGCCGCCCACGGCGTAGCGCGGCCGGAGGTTGAGGACGCGGTTCCGCAGACGCTGCTTGTACATCGCCGAGGTGCCGTCCTGGAGCGGACCGGCGTTGACCGCCGGCGAAGTGACGTTGAAGTCCGTGATCGGACCGCCGGTGACGAGGTTGACCTGGGTGCGGTTGCCCACCACCGAGCTGTTGAAGACGGCGTAACCGTCCTGGTTCAGGATCGGGTTGCTGAGCAACTGGGCGTAGACCAGGTTGCCGCGGATCTGGCGGGCGGAGAGGCCCATGTCCTGCGGCGACATCTGCTCCAGGGCGCCGAAGCGATCGTTGATGAAGTCCTGCTCGTCCACCGCGAAGTGACCGGCATAGCGGTAGATCTTGTAGACTTCGTTCCAGTCCGAGGTATCGAGGTCCTCGGCCGTCCCGCCCTTGCCGAGCTTTTTCATCTGGCCCATCTTGCCGTATATGGCCCGCTCGTTTTGCAGGAAGTTGGGCACGTCCGATTCCGAGCACCAGCCTTGGGTGGTGTCTTCGGCGTCGATGTAGCCCCCCAGGAACTGGGCCGAGACGTTCTGCGTGAAGATCGCCGAGAGGGCCGATCCGCTCATGGCGGCTCGGACGCGTTCTTCGCCGTCGTAGCTTACGCGGGTGCGGCCTTCGATGCGGTTGGCCTCGTCGACGATGTCCATGAGGGACATGCCCCGGTAGCGGTCGCCCATATCGAGCAACTGCTCGGCGGCCTTGCGGCGGGCCTCGCTGGCCTTGTTGGCGCGGCCTTCCAGCATGCGGGTGATGTCGCTGCGGACGGTGAAGGTCTGGCCGCTCTCGCGCTGGCCGCGCTCGTCCAGGAGGCTTTCGCTGGCGCGATAGCCGCCCAGGATATCGACCGGATCGGCCTTGCCCTTCCAGGAGCGGCCGAAGAGGGCCGCGCCCAGGGTGGCGATCGTGCAATCGCTCTCATGGTTGCGGGAATGGATGCCGAAGCCGGCGGAGAACTCGCGGGTCATCTCGATGGTCTCGACGTTGCCGGCGCCGCCCACGCTGGGGCTGCGGCCTTCCTGGAGGGCCTTGTAGAAGGCGTTCCGCGTGCGGCCGATGGCCCATCCTTCGTCGATCGCCCGGGTGACGAGCTCGACGGGGATCTCCTTGCCGGCCAGCTCCTTGATGCGGGCCACGCGGCGGCGTTCGGCCTTGACGCCGGCGGCCGTGGCGGTGCGGACGCGCTCGGCCTCTTCGGCCTCGCGAACGCGGGTCTGCGCGTCGCCGGCGGCGCGGGATTTGGCCGGCTTGTCGGCGGGCTCCTCGTCTTCGTCCTCGTCCTCGTCGTCGTCCTCGTCGTCGTCGCTGCGGCAGGCCTCTTCGGCCCGCGTCCGATCGGCGGCGGGGAGCGCGTCCCAGAAGGTCTGCGCCTCTTCGGCGGTGGCTTCGGCGCGGAGTTGCATGTTCTCTTCGAGCCATGCGCGAAGTGTTTCGTTCACAGTGGATTCTCCTAGCAAAAGGGAGCGGATTTTGGCGCGTTCGTCCGAGCCAATGGGGGTGACGGAGACTTCGCGGAGCCTCCACTTGGTGTGGACCGTCAGCGAACGGTCAGCGGGGGCCGTGTAGAGGCGGCCCTTGACTTCCTTGGATTTGCCGGCCGGGATCTCGACCGATTCCAGCGGTTGGACGCCCCACGAGACGTCGGTAATGTGCTTGCCGCGGATCTTCGACCAGGTGTCGTATTCGCTGGCGGCGGTGAAAAGGCGGCCCAGGCACTGGTCGCCCTCGGTGCGGATCTCCCGCACGCTGCCCAGGACCTTCTTCACGCTGTCGCGGGTGTGCGTGTCGCAGAGCGGGACCTGCGCGGGCAAGACCGCCCCGTCCATGCGATAGACTTCCAGGTAGGACTTCTTCGTCCGCAGATCCATGGAGAGGCAGGCCGATTCGGTGCCCAACACGGCTTCCACGCTGTTGTGCTCCTCGTCCATCGAGGCGGGCGAAATCTCGCCCAGGCGGACGCGGAGCAGCTGCTTGTCGCCGCGGGCCACCAGCGGGGCCTTGCTCACCGTGCGGGCGGCCGGTTTGGGCGGCTTGCCGTAACGGTGATTGAGCGGTTCTTTGTTCTCGGTCTTGGCATCCTCGGCATCGTCGGCGGCCAGGCTGCGGGCCTTGGCCTTGGCCTTCTTGCTGGTGATCTTGTTGGCGGTGGCGATGGCGATGCCCTCGGCGGTCGATTTTTCCGTGCCTTTGGCGGTCTCGCTCCGCAGCACGCCGTTGGCCGTGTTGGCCCAGAGCTTTTGCAGCGCGGCCTTGCCTTTGAGCTTGGCGTTGTGCGCGACGGCGTCTTTGGGGAGCCAGGGCATGTCAGGTGAGAGCTGTCAGGTGTCAGGTGTCAGGCAGAAAGCCCGAAGAGACCGTGCGGGCACGATCGACCGATCGAATGAACAAAAAGCTACGTTACGGCCGGCGGGCTGCCAGCGACTTGTTTCCAGGTCCTGGAAAAGAGGCGAAGATTTACCGCGCGGCGGCGATCACGGCCTTGCCGTTGGCGATGATCCGTTGCGGGCCCACGGCGATGCCGTAGCAGACGTACTTCGTGCCGTCCTCGCCGACATCATGCCAGTTCGTAAGGAAATCCTCTTCGCGGATGAGGATCGTGCCGGGCGCGGCGATGTCGCCGGACTGCCCGGCCTGGCTGGCGGGGACGTCGCCGCCGGGCTCGCGCTCGAGGTTCTCGATCGAGCTATCGTGGCAGATCGCGTAGCCGGGGACCACGCCCACCACCGTCAGGTAGTGGCCATAGTTCCAAAGGGCCTTGGCGGAGCGCTCGCCGCTGTAATCCTGCACGGGGCAGATTACCGGACGGCCCTGGCTGACGCACTCGGCCAGGTCGGCGATCGTCATCCCCTGGCGGGCCTCGACGATCAGTCCCAAGCCCTCCACAAAGCTGATGATGTTTTGCGGGGCGGTCGATTTCTCTTCGCTGGTGCCCAGCTTCTTGGCCCAGGTGGCCAGTGATTTCGGTCCCAGGCCGAAGAGGCGGACCGCGCACATCGTGGCCGCGGCGCCGCATTCCCAGTGATTGTCCTGGCGGATGTCGGGCGGATCGAGGATTGCCAGCGAGGCGGCACGCGTGCGCTCCCCCTCGCCGTCGCTTCGCACGGCTGCCGCGGGCTTGCCCTTGGCAGCGGGCGAAGGCGCGGCCTGCCCCTCTTCTCCTTCACCATTGGCGCCCTTGCCGGCGGCCTTGCTGGGGTCGGGTATCCCGGGAATTTGCGGCAAACCGGCTTGCTTGAGCCGCTTGGCGTCTTCTTCGCGCTGTTTGAGGACCTTGTCCGGATCCTTGCCGTGGGCCACCACCGCTTCACTCCAAGTGACCGTGCCGTTTTGCAGATACTCGCGTTCGGCCTCGCTCTCCTTTGTGGGATCGACGTGCGGGGCCTTGATCCAGCCCCAGGAATGCTCGACGTCCTCGGGGGCCTCGGGGAGCTCGCCGGCCAACTCGGCTTCGCGCATGACCGTGTATTCCATGCGATCCAGGCCGATGCGGCCCAGCCAGCCTTGGCAGGTCATGATCGAGCGCCAATAGGGCTGATTGTCGAAGCGGCAGCTCGAGTAGCTGTGTTTCGAGCTGTCCAGGGTGATCAGCATGCCGGGGATGCACCGCCCGCGGCCGGTCTCGGCCTTCTTCTCCGCCCGCCACGATTGCTGATCGCTGCTGGGCTGTGCCGGGGCGAGCTGCTCGGCCTCGTAGCCCGGCGGGCCGAAGGTGTGCACGCCACGCTGCATGGGCGAGGCCGTCCCGGACTGCACCACCACGGGGGCGGCGGTGTCGGGGTTCTTGAGCTGCCACAAGACGCCCGTTTTGGCGAGCATCTCGGCGGCATCGAGCATGGCCTTGTCCCAGTCGCGGAGTTGGGCCACGGTATCCAGGCAGGATGCCAGCCAGGGCACGCCCCGCACCTGGTCCTCTTCCGTCATCTCGTAGCCGTGGATGAAGTCCTCGTACTTGATCTCGTAGAATTCCCCCGTGTAGACTTCAAAAGCGCCGAAGATGTAGGGCTCGCTGATGTAATAACTGATCGGGTTGCGGTTGTCGTCGCGGCGGACGCCCAGGGCGACGGCCGGATCGCCGAGAAACTCCGGCGGCGTCAAGAGCCGGTGCATGTGCACGGGCAGGAGCCGCATTTTGACGGGGCCTTCGGCATTCGGGTCGTTGATCATCTGCGTGCCGAACTCGCCCGCCTTCCAGAGCGATTTGACCCAGGAGGTGAGGATCTCGACGCCGGACATCTGCCGGTTGGCGCCGGCATGCCGCCACCAATTTTTCCAGACCTTTTCCCGCTTGAGGTTGTAGTCGGGGTCTTTGCTGGTGACGCGGTAGGTCGGCCCGTCGGGCCCGACGACGTCGACGGCGTAGGAGTTGACCATGCCCTCCATCACCGGGTTGCTGGAAATCTCGTATTCCGCCTGGCTGCGGAGCCAGTTGCTGGCGTAGGCCAGTTCGGCGTTGATCGGCAGCCCCGTGACCTTGGCCCAGTGGGCCTGGTTCATGGGGTCGGTGACTTTGCTGTCCCAGCGGCCCCAGCGGCCGCGCATGGCCTCGGCAGCGGTTTGCACAAGCGGCGCGGGGGCCTCGCGGATGCCGAGGGCGGAGCGGGCGAAGGATTGCAAGCGGCCCAGAATGCTCATTGCACGAATCCCCCCGCGCTGTTGGCAAATTGCTCGCCTTCGCTGTAGGGCGCCGGCTCTTGGATCGTGATGGGGGCGTATTGCACGCCCAGGCTGGCCCCTAACTGCTGCTGCAGCCGGCGGATGAAATTCTCGATGCCGGCGGCATCCCAGGCGGCTGACTGCTCGCCCCCGCCTGAGCCGGCGGAGCGGGTGGCCTTGGGGAGCGTGGCGATGATGCCCTGGGCGCAGAGGGCATTGTTCAGGGCGGTCGCATAGTCGCCGCCGGCCAAAGCGCTCAGCGCCGTCGACATGTAGCCGTCCAGCTGGTCAATCAGACTCGTAGCCATAGCTTGAACCTAGGCCGGCCAAGGTGCTTGGCCAGCAAGTTGTTTCCAGAAGCTGGAAATGAGGCGAAGATTTACCTCGCGGCGGCGATTACGGCGTTGCCGTTGGCAACGATCCGCCGCGGGAACCGCGGAGGGCCAAAAGACGGGAAGATCAGCTCTTCCGCTGGCCGCTGCGGCGGGCTTTTCGCGGTTTCCTGAGCGCCGTCAAAACGGCGATCGATTGCACCGCGGAGCGCACGATCGTAAAGACGGTCAGGGCGCCGTCGGTGGGGTCTTCATGGATGTTGGGATCGGCATAGGTCCAGCTCGAGACCGTCAAGAAGTTCGTCTCGATCGACAAGAGCCGGCCAAAGACCACCAGCTCCAAGGGCTTGCCGTCGCCCTGGACATGATCGAGGAACGTGACGGCAACGATCTGGCCGCGGCGGAATCTCATGGGTCTGTCACTTTCGTTTCTTCCGCTCGAACTGCCGCAGCAGCGCGGACCAGCGGGAAAAGACGATATGCGTAGCGGTGCGGCGGGAGCGGGGCTTGTAGCGATCGCCCCCGCCGCCGCAGAGTTTCGCGTAGATTTTATTGGCGAGGCGGGTTTTCACGGAGGTAGGGAGCGGGGAGCCGGAAGCAGATTACTTCTTGCGGCGGGCCCGCACCGGCGGCGGCTCGGGATGGCGGGCCTCGGTCAGACTGGGCAAGGGACCGATCGGACCGATACAGACCACCTCGCCCAGGGCATCCTCATCGTCGCGCGGTTGGCACTCCAGCGCGGCGACGCGAGCGTCGAGCAGATCCAGGGCATCGGCCGTCATGCGGCTGACGCAGACCAGGTCCGGCTTGTTGAGGGACACTTCACTGCGAATGTCACGGGCGATCATTTTGGCGGTAACGGGCATTTTGGTGCTCACGAGTAGATAGGGCCAGTGGAAATTGTGAACGTTCTTTCCGAGGTCGAAGACTCTGGCCATCACGTCTTCTCGCTCGTTGCAGCGTGTTGCAGCGGGCGCCCGCAGGATGGACATGGTCCGGCATAGACGAAGAGCTTCCCCTCGATTTCAACCGGATCCGGGATTTTCAGCGCCAAAATCCTCATATGGTCATCGATCAGCGTTTGGTTCTGCTTCGCCAGGCTGGCGGCGGCGTAAGTCATGGCTTTTTCCCATGAAAAGACGCCGTTCTGCCAAGCTGTGACGCACTTATTCAGAATGGAGTTGCTTTGTGCGAGACTGAAGATGTCCGCCGGCAACACCCTCTGGATGCAACAGACCGGCTCTTGGCCAGAAACGCTCTGGCCCGATTCTCCGAAGCTCCATCCCGATTCTCCGAAGCTCCATTTCGATTGGAGAGTCTTGTCTGTTTCGTCTTTCGCGAGTCCCGTTTTTTCTTCGCAGAACGCAGCGTAAGCGGCCGCATTCGAGAAGTCCAATCTGTTAACCATGTCATTTCTCCACGGATTTGAAGGATTCGCCGCAAGTGCGGCACTTATGATATCGAACCGGGAGTTGACTGTGCTGCACAGGAACGTCGATCGACTGACAGACCGGGCACTTCACCGGACGGTAGACCACGGCCGCGCCGCGGGGCTCGCCGTCCTCTGGTTTAGCTTCCTGCTCCTTATCCGGCTGCCGGAAGCTCCAGGTAGATCCGCATTCATTGCAACGGGCGAGGCCGCTGGGAAACCACTCCCCGGGCCGCGGGACCTTCTCGACCTCCGCGTCCGGACAGCCGCACTCCTGGCAATCGATCTCATAGGGGAGCGTGTGCATCGGCTGAATCTTGGCTCCTATCCGGGTTTGAACCACTCGGCGGCGTTGATGGCGGCTGCCGGCCGCGGATTCTTGATCAGTCGCACGCCCTTCATGGAGGCGGCCACGTCGCTCATGTAACTGGCATCCAGATAATGGTTGCTGTCGCTCTTGGCCTTCCAGGAGCGTTTCAGCACGCCCTTGATGACTTCTTCGACCTCGGTCTCAGCGGTGAGGTGCTTGGCGTAGCTGAGATGCTTCTTTTCATCATCGGAGAGCCGTTTGCCCTCGCCGCGCTCGCCGAAGAGCATCAGCGCGCCGTGGCGGTTGGGATCGCTCATCCAACGATCGTGCTCCCATGACTTCCAGAAGTCCGAGTCCATGCACACCAGCCAGGTCCCCTTGGGCTGCTTGCTCAAGAACCAGCGATCGCCGATCTTCTTGTCAGGCGTGCTCTTCACGGGCGAGCTGAAATTGGTCCGCACGCAGCCGTTGGACTTGCCAAAACCCATGGAGGGCCGGAAGCTGTAACCGAACTGCCGGCAGGCCTCGTAAATCGCCTCCGTCCGCCAGCCGGCATCGATGAGCGTGAGGTCGATGTCGCGGATCTGGTGATCGGCGGTCTCGTAGCAGGCCGTGATCATCGCCTCGCGGCGGGCCCGCAGGGCACGGATGAGGGCCTCATCGACCCCTTCGTCGCTGCCGATTGTGGTCCCCCAGACGTCCTGCACGCCGTAATCGATCGTGTAACCGGTGATCAGGCAGTCGCTTTCGTCGACTTTCCAGGCGCGGACGACCCAGTGCAGGGCCACCTTGCGGCAGTCGATGCCCTGGGTAATGAGCGTGCAGCCAGGCGGGACGATTTTCCGCGGAAAACCCGAGACCTGCCGCTGGATCCGCCAGGCCGTGATGCCCGAGTCCTGCGGGCCGGATTCCTCCGGCGGATCGTTGTCGTATTCGGTGCTGACGGCCTCCTGGCCGACGCGGGCCACCTCGTTGAAGTAGCGCTGCAGGCTGGAGACCTCGACTTGCGAGCCGTCGGGCAGGCGGCTGGGATCGTAGCGGTTGGGGTTCGCGGTTTTCGCCCCCGCTTCCATCGCTTCGCGGTGCGCGAGGTAGAACTGATGCGCGATGCGGGAGTGTTCGTCGCCGTCGATCTGGGCCTGCACCCGCATCGCCGTATATTCCTCCCAGAGATCCGGGCGGGCGGGCTTGCTGACCAGGAAGCGGAACCGCTTGCCTTGCCAGGAAGGCTTTTGCGCGGGGTCAGTGAACTTTGCCGACGGGCAGATTCGCCGCTGGATGGTGGTCACCATCACGCGCGATACGGACTTTTGCTGGCCGCCGGCGAAGGCCAGCCCGCGGTCGATCCGCTTTTCCAGCTTGTCGGCCTGCTCGTCGCTGTTGACGGTCTGCTCCGTGTCGGGATCATCGATCACGATCACGTCCGGGCGGCGGCCCATCTTCTTTACGCCGCGGACCTCGGCATCGAGCCCCCGCGTGGCGATGATCGCGCCGCAGGACGGCGAGCCGGGCACGGCGGGAAAGAAGACCTGTTGCCCGCACCAGGAGAACTTCGAGTTGGTGGCGGGAAAGGGCTTGCGGTTATCGTGCCGCTTGCCGACGACCTGCTGGTAATGAGCGCGGTTGGGGGTCTGCTCCAGCGCGCGAACGGGGATGCAGGCCTCGGGGTAATCGGCGGCCAGGCGGTCGTTGGTCTCGACCGCCTCTTTGATCTCGTTGAGTGAATCCTCCGCCTTGCCGCCGGTCGAATGGCACAGCAGCGCGAAGCCGACCGTGCCGGCGAGCACGTACTTCAAGAGCATCCGCTCGGCGATCGTGCTCTTCCCTTCCCCGCGCGAAGCGGCGATCGCCTGGTCGCCGCCTTGGAGGATCGCCCGTCGAATAGCTTTGATCATGGCGGTTTGCTGCTCGGTGAATTCGTACCAAAACAGGTCGGGGAAGTACCAGCGGAGCCAGTCCGCATCATCTTTTTCCAAGCGGTTCCTGCGGCGACGATTGGCGCAGGCCGGGATCTCAACAATCTTGGACTTGGCGCGGGACTCGCGTTTCCGCTCGGCGTCGCGCTGCCGCTCGTTAATGGGCGGATCATCGACGACGACGGCTTTTTTGCCGGATTTGGACCTTTTTCCGCCCTTCATGGCTTGGCAAGCTACTATTTTGCGGGCCTCTCAAACTGGACGGACGGACTATAGGTTGGCCGCGCGACCGGGCCGGGAACACCTCGCGCTTGGCTGCGGCTGTCAGTACCTTTCACCCCGGGGGGGGGTAGGCCGGCGGCCGGGCCGCGGGCGTTACCAAAGCGCTGTGCATGGAGTGGGCTGGACGACGGTGATCGTTTGGGCTGTTGGCGAAGTCCACACGCATCGCACACGATACACGTACGAGTTGGGTGACCACTGCGTCAGCAGCGCGGTCTGCGCCGCAGTCGGCAAGAACTGTAGAATCGTGCTGTACTGCACGCCGTTGATCGTGTATGTGCCCGTCTGTATGGTGCCGGAGATCGTGAGCACGGGCGTCGCCGACGGCACGCCGCCGACGACCTGCGTGATATCGAGCATCGGCGTCGAACCGCTCAGGCTCATGAACGTGCTAGGCACGCCAAACTGAAGTGCACGGCCGGCAGGGTAATCGTCGGCCGTGTCGACGTAAAGTTGGCCGCCCGATCCGATCGGCGACTGCGGTTGGATTTGGCCGGCTGCCAGGGCCGTGGTGAGGGTCGCTATCGCCGTGGAAATATTGGAAATTGCCCCGACGATGTAATCCTCGCTCCACTCCAGGCTGGTGCTGCCCACCGTGCCGCCCAAGGAAATCTGGCCCAGCGTTGCCGTTTCCGAAGCCGCAAAGGTATAGGTCGTTTTTCCCGCCGCGTTGAGCGGACCATTGACGGTCCCGGAGGTCGCGATGGCGGTGGTGCTGCCAGGCAGCATGATGGTGAGCGTGGGCGTGCCGCTCGTGAGCGGCCCATACGGCGAGCTGTTGGACCAGAACGGCCCGATCACGATCGTGGGCGTCGTGTTCTGGATGACGTCCGCCGCCGCCACGTACGTAGCGGGCAGCGACGAGCCCGGCCAGCTCCCGCTGCCCATCTCGGGCAAGGCGCTGAGCAGAACCGGGCTCTGAATCGCAGCACCGGTTTGATCGTAGAAGGCGTACGTATAGGCGTTCGCCAAGGCGGGATCGGCCAAGACGATCCCGCTGGGCATGTTGGCCACGTAAAATGGGCTGGCCCCCAGCTGCGCGCAGGCCACCAGACAGCTAACTGCCAACGGAGCCGTGCTCATCTCGACAAAGGCCGTCCCGTTCCAGACCTGCAGCGCAGCGTTCAAAACGGCGGCGTAAAGCGTATTTGCGATCGGCCGCTGACTGGCGTTGTATTGAATTTCTCTGGTCATGTCGGACTCGCGTTATTCCCAGATCTTGTTGGCCTCGCCGTACGATTCGGCATAATCTCCCAGGATCTCTCTCCACTGGGAGCTCGTCGCCGCGACCTTGGCGCGAATGGTGTGCAGGCCGCGAAAACCGTGGACTTCGTCGTTTTCCGTGGTGACTTGTTTGACGTCGTCGAAATCGTGGCTGAACGGCGGCAAGCCCAGGAAATAGTAGATATCCATGAGCGTCTTGCTGGGATTCGCCGTCAGCTGTTCGAAGGGTACGAACCACAGCCGATCCCGATAGCCGCGCTGCAGAGCGTCGCGAATCCGCTGGATTGCCAGGCCGACGGGCTGATTGTTCCGCAGCCAGAATTCGGAGCGGCCGCGGGTCGTCTGGAATTGGAAATAGTTCTCGGCCTCGCCCGGGACCTGGCCGGTCTTGGAAGTCTCACGCCACAACTTTTCGAACGACGTCAGGACGTCGCGGATATCGCGGACGGGAACGAGGATTTTGACCTTGCTTTGCAAGGCCGCCTCGATCATTTCGATGAGCGAGAGCCATCCCCGCGACTTGTCGATGATGACGGGCTTGGCGACGTCGGCGTAATAATTGTGGAGGATGCCGCTCAAAACCCGCTGCAAGGCCGCATCGTCGGGGTGCGCGCGGTGCTCAATCAACTGGTGCCAGTTGTTGCGGATCCCGAACATCACATCGAGGCAGCCGCTGGTATGCGTGCAGTGGAGGTCTGGATTCTGCGCAAGGATGTTGCAAAGCAAGGTGGATCCTGCCCGCGGCAAGCCACCCAAAAAAAAGAATTTCCGATCCATAAACTCACTTACTCATTTGGCCCCAGAATGGTTTCAATTGCCTTCCTCAGCCCATCGACGATTTCGGTGTCGTTGGTCAGCAACCGTCCGCCGTAGAAGACGTCGCCGTTTCTTTTCAAACGCAGCTCGTTACGACCGTCGCCGATAACGGTTTCGCCAATTTCATCCGCCACTGCGAAGTAACCGATGGCGATTGTGTTTGTCAGTCTCTCAGTCATGTTTCTGCTTGCTTAGAACGTGCTGAGCGCCGCCCGCTTCCAGGTGTTCGCCGATGTGCAGACGTAGATGTAATTCGCGTCCCAGGCGATCTGCCCGGCCGTGCCCGTGGCGTTGTCGGCCTTCGTCGCCTGTGCCATGCCAAAAGACCCAGGCATCCACACCGTCTCGGCGGCGGTGCCCAGCATTACTTGATTTGCGGCCGTGCACGTCGCGGCGTAACCGATAGCCGTTGAGTTGGCGTACGAACCCGTTGTTGCGCTCTGTCCGAGGGCTGTCGCGTAATTTCCGGTCGCCTGGGATTGGTAGCCCGAGGCCGTGGCTCGAATCCCGGCTTTCGCCCCGTAGCCCAAGGCGACGCCGTAGGTGCTGGCGGTTGTTCCGCCTCCCACCGCCACCGTGAGGTTGCCTGTCGACTGAGAGCTAATGCCGACGCCTATGGACTTGTAGCCGGCGGTGGTCTGGAAACCAATTGCAATGGCATTCCCCAGGATCCCAACATTTGTGGACGCCTGGTTGCCGATGGCGATCGAGTTGGAGCCCGGCGAAACGCACGAACTGCCGATGGCGATCGAGTTGCTGCCAGGCGTGGCCGAGAGATTGGCGTAGTAGCCGATCGAGACGACGTAGGAAGAGCCCGCATCGGAACTGTAGCCCAAGCCGACGGAGCCCAGTCCCGTGCATGAGCAGTAATAGCCGATGGCCGTCGCGTAGTTGCCGCTGGCCGTGCACGTGGAACCGATGGCCGTTGCTCCGAAGGCCGAAGCTATGGGCTTGTAGCCCACGGCAAGGGCTTGCGCCGCGTTGGCCGCCGCCACCGATCCGATCGCCGTACCGTACTGGCCCGACGACGTGCACTCGTAGCCGAGCGTGAGGGAGTAGTCACCGCTGGCTTGAAAGGTAAGCGCAAAATTAGACCCGATCGCGGTTGCGAAGCGACCGGTGGCAAAGGTGTTGGCCCCGATCGAACAGCCGAAGTAGCCCGAGGCCGTGCCATTGATGGAGGTTGAGAGCCCGGCCGCTGCCGCCCCGTTGCCGATGCAGACAACATCGTAAGCCGACCAGGTGGCCCAGGAGCCCTTGCCGCCGCTCACGTAGGCGCCCGGGTTAGCCACGTTATAGGAGATGCTGTTTGCCACCGTGCTCACGGCCGTAAGAACATACGTGCCGTTGTAGCCCGACGGATTGACGTTGGCGATCGTCACCGTCATGCCGGCGACCATGGCGTCGGCCGTAACGCAATTACCTGAGAGGACGAGCGTAGCCGTGCCGCCGTTCGCTGCGCTCCAACTGGCCGCGGTGACCTGCGAGCCCTGGATCATAGGGACGATCTGGGCCTTATTGCCGATGCAGACGCCTTGCCCATTCGTGCGATTCGCAACGCTGATGCCCGGCCGCCCGAAGCTGTCCAGCCGCGTGATCGTGCCAGTGCCGCCCCACGTGCCCGGATTGCTAGCCATCGAATAAGTAAAACCAGCTGTCGAGCCGGGCTGTACGCTCAATACCGTGTATGTGCCGTTGTAGGCCCCGGCCCCGCTGATCGTGACTTGCGAGCCAACGGTAATCCCGCCCGCCGCGATCGTGCCTTGGGGTGGGAACATGGTCACCGTATAAGGCCCCGTCCCCGCCGCGCTTGCCGCCGTGATCGGCCAAATCCCCGTGTAGGTGTTGGCGCCGATCTGAATGCCCATCAGGCCGGAGTTGTTGTTTCCTATCGCGATGCCGGGCTGTTGATAGTTGCCCACCTGGTCGTAGTTTGCCGTGGCATTCTGCCCGATGGCGATACTGCCGGATTCGCCGATGCTCTGGACTGCGTTTGCGCCGTTGCCGATGGCCACGCCGCCGGCGATCGACGCCGCCGAGCCGGTGCCGACGGCCACGCCGTAGGAACCGCTGGCGGTGGACGAATTGCCGATTGCCAGGGCGTTGCCCGCGGCTTGATTAACGAGCGCGAAGGGTGTGCCGGTTGCCATGATATGCCTCTACCTCTCAATGGACTGGAATCGTGATCGCGCCGCCGCTGGTCAAATCAATGGGCGGGAATCGTGATCGTGCCGCCGGTATTCAGGTTAAACGTGCCGCTGGCGCCCCAGCTCTGGCTGCTCAGCCCGCCGATCTCACCGGCCGACCAGTTGTAGGTGCCGCTGGCCAAGACGCCGGCGGCCGACATGGTGGCCACGGTGGCCGTATTCGAGCTGCACGTGTATTGGATGCCGTTGATCGTGAAGGTCACGCCCACCAGGGCGTTGACCATCCAGCCTGCGCCGCTGACGGTGAGCGTGGGGCCGGCCGACGACCAGACGCCGTTGCCCGTGCCGGAGGCCGTCCCTTGTAGGATCGTGCCGTCGAACAGCGCGGTCGATCCGCCGGAGAGATAACGGAAGGCGAGCACCGTGCCGCTGCCGCTGACCGGGGCCGGCGTGGTGGGCGCGGTGGTGAGGGTCAGCACGCCGTTGCTCTCGGACCACACCGCCCCCGTCATGCTCAGCGTGGCCAAAAGTGTGCCCGATTCCGCCGTGTCGGGATTGGCCGGCTGCACGCCGGTGTAGAAGACCATCGTGCTGCTGGCGGCGTTCATCAGCGCCAACAATCCGTCGTGGGTGTTGTCGCCCGCGCAAGCGGCGGCGCCGACGTTGGAGAGCATGAACATGGTCACTTCCTTGGAGGGGAAATAAAGCGCAGGTAGTAATAGGCGGGCGCTGCCGAACTGCCGCCCGGCGGCCAATAACTGGCCGTGCAGGCAGCGGAGCCCCGCCGGGCGACGGTTTTGAGAGTCCCCGTCAGCGACGGGGCCGCGTAGCTCCCGCCCAGGCTGGCGGTGCCCCGCCTGGCGACGGCGCTCAACGTCCCCAGGTAGACCCCGGGCACGCTGTAGTTTCCGGCCAGGCTGGCCGTGCCGCGTTTAGCAACCGCGGCCAGCGTGCCGGTAATCGCCGGCGGTTGTCCCGCGCCCAGCAGCCACCGCAGCAAAAAGTTCACTTATTCGGCTCCCGCCAGAATCATGAAGGCGTCGCCCACGCTGGGCGTGGCCGGAAAGGCGCCCGTCATCTGCGTGCCGCCCGTGAAGGTCACGGTTTTGCTGGCGGCGGTGTAATCGCTGATGATCCGCGGCACCATCAGGTTCGCCCCGCTGGTCGAGGTGAAGACGAGCCACATGTTCTTGTAGGTATGATCGAGGGCCGAGAGCTGCGACGAGGTGAGCGTAAAGCTCGACCCGCTGGCGGCGGTGGCGACGGTGCCCACGATGACGGCGGGCGGGGGCGCGGCGACGCCGGCGATCTGCCCGGCGTTCACGGCCGGAAAGCTGACCAGCGGATTGCCGGTGAAGCCGGTGCCCAGCGGCGCGAGGGTGATGCCGTAGATCGTCGATTGGCTCTGCGGCGAGAGGGTGTTTCTCCAACCGTTGGTCAAGACCGTGCCGATCGAGGCCGCCGGTCCCATAAACCAGTAATTCACCAACGCGGAGACGGCCATCCAGACCGCGTAGCTTCCCGTGGCGTCGATCCAGGCCGGCCAGCCGTTGTAAACGCCGGCGAAGTAATACGTGGTGTTGTAGCCGGCGGGCGTGGCCCCCGTGATGGTCACGGGAAGGACGTGCCCCTGCACGATGAGTTCAAAAGCGTCGAGGTCCGCCGAGGTCGCCGGCGGCGCCGCCAGGTTGTTCCACTTGGCCGGGACCACGATTACATTGCTGGCCGAATTGGTTCCCCGCACGCACATCATCGTGCCGGTGTTCTGGGCTGCCGAGAGCGAAACAAAATATTCGCCGTTGGCGTCCTCGCTGATGTTCCCCGTGGCGATCGCGCTGAGGGCCACCCCGTCCGCCGTGACTTCCAGGCTGAAGTTGGCGAGCGTGAGTCCCGTAGCCGGGGCATTTGTGGAGGTGTTCCATGCCGTGATGGAAATCTTGTTGATTGCGGCGCTGATGCTCACTGATAGACCCCGCTGGGAAAGAGCCCGGGAGGAAGGACGGCAACGCCGGCGGAGGGCAGAAAACTGGCGATCCCGGCAGCCGCGTTGGTCTCGCTGACGCTCATCGACCAGGTGGGATTGATGGCCGCCGCCGTCGCTTGAATCAAATAACCAAAGCCCCCGCCGATGACCGTGGAACTGACGTAGTTCACGAGCGTGTCGGTCCACGTCCCGCCGCCGGAGACGCCCGTGGGGTTGCCGGTGTAGGTTTCCACGTTGGTGACCACCAGGCAGCCGTTTTGCGAGGGCGTAATGCTGCCGGGCTGGATCGTGGTCGAGCCCGTGGTGTTTCCGTTGTGCTG